GAGAGAAAGCGAGAGACGCATATAAGGAAGGTAATAGAGATTTATCGGATATGTATCAAATCATGTATGAAAATCAAGCGAAATATGCTCATGACACAATAATGCACAATCCTATTCCTTCTCATGATGAACATCAACAAATGTTGATAGACCATGCGCATGATACTCATAGTGCTACATTGCTTGCTATGAAAGCATTTATGCCTATAATTGAGTTCACACATCCCGATGCTTTCAAAACAGGAACTCCCCTTGAGAATAATCAAACGATTGCTAATTTGGCTATTGCGTATCAACATGCTGAAAGTTTTATGCGTAATCAAACTCCCGAAGATAGAGAGCATTTTTTAACAAAAGGTGAAATATTTGGTAATAGATATGGTAAAACAGAAAGGATTACTGTTGCGGAATTATTAAAAAATATTCCAGATTCACAACATCTTATTGATAAAATTGTTAATTTCAAGAGCGAGCGACTCACTTACCAAAAAGCAGGTAAAGAGGGATTAGAAAATGCAAAAGAATATTTTAAGCGGCACGAAACAACAGACCGCAAAATAACGGGGGGTGAAGTATTGGAGGGATTTGTTGAAGGTGAAATTGGGCGTAAGAATAAAGATATGAAAAAGGATTACAAAATAGTTAAAGAAGTTTTTGATAAAGTGCGCGAAGTGTGTAATAAGAAAAATGATAATGGGGAATTAATAACTCGCCTCTATGCAAGATATTGGCCACATGATGCTGATACTAAAAATCCTTTTTTCAATCATAATAAATCAAAGGATATGGTGAATCGCAATAAATTCCAAAATGAAAGATTGCTGGACAAAGGAGGACATCATCACAATCATAAAATTGATGTTAATACAGGGTCTCCAATATCAAGTGATGAAGATATAGGACATAGATTATTGAGTGGCGGAGAGAGTATTGAATCTATGAATAGTAAAATAAAAAGCGAAAGAACACAAGGGAGCGAATTGAGAGCGTTGAATAATGTGTTGAACGATATTAAATCGCAAACGGCAGGGACTAAATATTGTATGACTGTGAGAGATAATTTCGGTTTATTTGGTAAAAGGGGACAGTCATTGAAGCGATTACCTAAAAAGATGGCTGAGGTTTTTGACTTTTTACATAAAGAAACGAAGTTAATTGGACTTCGTGGTAAAAAACCTGCCGCAACTGTGGGACATTCTGTTGGTGGTAGGCATCCAAATAATGCCCCGCTTCCTCCAATAGCCACTTGTGCATCCGGTATCACGAATATGGGTTATGAAGTTAAAACAAACTTTTCCATGCGCGACCAACATTTCCCACACGCGATAATGATTGATGATACAAGTGATGATAAATTCCATCAAGCCAATGCAACTCGTAAGGCTGTTGTTCCTATGAATCTATTAAGAGATGCGCAGCCGGGGCTACTCCCATATGATAATAGCGTTTATCGGGACGACCTTGAATCCCAACCAATTAAAATGGATGCAGAACAAGGGCGAGACGAAGGGGGACCGAATATGGACTTGGCCGCATCGCAACAAGCATTAAATGCTTCAAGTAGCGATTCAAGCAGTTATATTCAACATTGTTTTGATAGAGTAACGGATGATACCCTCATTACTAAAAGCGATGGGCGACCTATTCCGATTAAATCTATGCATCGTATATTTGACCTTGAAGATTTGAAACACTTAAGAGGATTTAGTGGTGATTGGATAGCATCACATATACCGCAAGGTGAACCAATAATACTCCAAAAGAAAGGAAAAAAGAGCAAAGCATACAATGCAGATATGAAAATAATTGAATTAAGCGATGATGTGTCCGAGGAAATGTCAAAAATTAATGATAAAGACTTTCTGGTTCACGCGGTTCTCAAAGATGATATTGTATATTTTATTGATTTACTTGAAGCGGCTGATGAAAAAACACACAATATGCCAGCAAAGGATAGAGTGAGACATTTGCGTTCTCATTTTGAATCATCGGAACATATCAAAATGCCCGAACCTTTCAATACTAAACGCTCAGATGATGAAGGATTACAACACGCGATTCAATTATTAAGAGATGAATCATCATCGGATATTTTACTTAGAGATGCCGCAGCAACTTATATGCGCGGTGAGATTAGACACCCCAAATGGGTTTTATTAAGTGAGGAGAAAAAAGTTGATGTTATCGTTCTTGATAGAAAAGGAACTAATTATCAAATTGGTGTAGGTCCACTAATCAATCCCGAAATATATGGAAAGCGAGCCAAATGTGTTGAGGAAAAATGGTATATGGATATTGGTTCTGCAACAGGTCCACGCGGATATGATATTGGGGAATATATAACTGTATTTTGCACAGGAGTATCTGTATCGGGTAAAGAACACCCTGTCTATAAGTTGCGCTCTGCGCGTATTGATAGAGATTGTAATCCCCAAGCGACGGATAGCGTTGAAACTTTAACCATTATGTCTGGTGATATTAATAAAATCCCTCATCGTGCGAGGCTGAAAAAGGGTAAGATACATATTGAATTACCGGCATTAGATGAGGAAGTCATTTACAAAATACAAGATGTGGGCGATGCTTGGGCTTTAGAGTTTGAAAATACTTTGTGGGGTGATTCATCAAATAATTATTTATTCCGATTAGCGGAAGATATGCGTCCAATCTGGCAACCATTAGTGAATGTGCTACTTAAGCGCGAAAATGAAGTAAAACCAGAAACACCGGCTGGTCATACTAAAAAACCAAAGAAAGTGTTAAATGAAGAAGAAGAAATAATTAAGCGCGGCCTTGAACTTGTTGAGCGCGGCCTTGAACAACTTAGCAAAGAAAAAATAACTTCAACAGGAATTCAAGGTCTTGGTATCAATTTTGCTGGTGCTGATGTTGAATCTCCTCGCGGCCCAACTACTAATATGAATGATGATACTTTACCCGATTTTGACCCAGCATCGCGAGAATACAAAGAAAAACCCGCAGAAGGGGCAAAAAAGACGCGAATTCGTGCTACTGATGGGCAAGAGGCTACTACCGATAATCGCGGTAATGTAGTAATTAGTGAACCGCGCGGTTGATATACAAGGACAACATCAAGGGATTTTGATGGCTATACTGTCCGTTCCTCAATCCGCCCCCCTTGTTCTCAAGGGTTTTGGCGATGATTTGGTAGTGGCTGGATATGCATCTGTTGAAATGGTGGATAAACAAGGAGACCTTATCACCCACGGAGCATTGAAAGATGCTTTTGGTAATTTCATGAAAGCAGACTCCTTTAGAAATGTTCAACTTGCACACTCTAATATACAAGTTGGTAGTGTAATACCATCATATACTGATAGCAACGGCAGGGTTTGGAAATCCGAAGTTGATGATACAGGAATGTTTGTAGTCATTCAATTAAGGAATGATATAGAGAAAGCGCGAGAAGTCGCGTCGGAGGTTCGTAAAGGTAATCTTCGTTCATTTTCCATCGGAGGACAAGCGTTTGAGCGCGTCAATAAGAGTGATGATACTCGCGGCGACTATCGTGAAATCCGACGAATGGAATTGCATGAGGTAACAATTTGCGAAAGCGGAATTAACCCCGAAGCACAATTTAGAATATTGAAACAAAATAATGGTGATAATATGACTGACCCGATGAATGAATTACAAAATGTATTAGAAAGATTATCTAAGAAATTAGATGATGATGATGATAAGGACAAGAAAGACAAAGAAGACAAAGAAACAGGTTTTCCTTTCGGTGGCGATGATGGCCCCCCAAGTGGCGATGATGATGATGGTCCACTTCCTCCTCCTAAAAAGAAGCCTAAACTTGACCTCGGCGATGATGAGGATGATGATGAGCCAGAAGATTTAGAAGAAGCAATGTATGGTGATGATATGACACAAAAAGCAGACGATATGATAACAACTGACTATCTTGCATGGTTAGAACAGACAGCAAAGAGCGTTGGACACGATGTAGCCGGTGCGCGAAATCACTTTGATAGTGTAAATAAAGGATATGGACCGGGGCAATCTGGTTTTGACCATCGCGGACAAGGTTCTCTTGAAGGTGCAGGAGAAGGTGAATCTTCTAAGAGGCCAAAGATGGATTTTGGTTCTGCCCCAAGTGGTAATAAAAATGTCATTAAGAGTTATCTTGCTCCTAATAATGTTTCTCAAAGTGAGATTGAAGCGGCTTATGAAGTCTATAAGGCGGCATCAACCGAACAACAATTCAAAGGTTCTCTTGGTAATTACTTTGCAGACCGACTCGCTAAAGAACAGAGAATTGAGAAGAATGAAAAGGCTCGCGTGAAGTTTGATTCTCGCAAACCTCTATTAGAATTACAAAAAGCCGTTGTTGCTCTTAATGACCGAATCAGCAATGTATCATCAAATGAAGGTGTAGCAATTACTAAGAGTGCTTCATCAGTTACCGTTCCCGCTACGAGTGAAATGGCCGACCTATCTTGGGATGCTGTCCACAGACTTGCGAATAAAGCATTGAGGGGAGAGTGAATAATATGGCACGAAATTATGTAAGAACAGTTCAAGATATGGAAAGATACTATTACGGCGGAGCAGGACAAACAGGATATACTTATTCAAGTGGGGATATTTTGAAAGCAGATAGTCCAATGATGAGCACTACTGCTGGGACATACCAAGCAATTTACGGACGAAAGGTTTGGTCTCAACTGAATCAAGAATTCAACGCCTTCTCAATCCTACCTAAGAAACCGTGGGAACGAAGTGGATGGAGAATACTCACTTCCCGCGCTGACTTTACAAAAGGTGGCGGAATTGCTGAGAATGGAACATTACCAGACACCAGCCGACCTGAATTCCTTCATGTTGCTGCAAAGCCTAAGACTATTGCTCACACCTTTGACCTATCCGAAGTAAGTATGTTCCTATCCGACAAAGATGACGGAATGGGCGATGTGCGCCAAGTTCTCAAAGAAGAAATGGGCAAGCACCACGCAGAACATGTTAATCAAATGATGCTAACCGATGTTGATACCACAGCAGGTAATGACTTTGAATCACTTGACCGACTTACTTCCGACCCTGATACAATGACCACAGTAACAGGTCACATTACAGGAAGCGCGGCTAAGCACGACATTTACTCCATCACTCGCGATGGGAGTGCTGCTTTCCATAGTGCAGAAGTTGATGTTGATGCTACTTCAACCAATCGCAACCTATCCCTAAATCAACTTGATGGATTATTTCAACAGATTTGGGTTCGTGGTGGTAATCCAAAGGTTATCCTAACAGGATATGACACTTTGATGAGAACCCAGCAATTGCTACAATCTCAACAGAGGTTCATGGATTCTAAGAGAATCACTCCAACATACTCCGGTGTGAAGGGTGTTCCCGGTATTGAAGCAGGTTTCATTGTTGCAACATACAATGGAGTCCCAATCATTCCAACTAAGGATATGCCAGACGAAGGCGCAGGTAGCCTAAGTCGTATGTATTATCTTGATACTGATTATTTGTGGTTCCAAACCGCAATTCCAACCCAATACTTTGAAAGTGGTATTGAAACAGGAGACCCATTCGCGATTAACCGTCTTGGACAAGAGGGGCTATACAGAACAATGGGTGAATTATGGTGTTCATTCTTTGGTGCAAGTGGTAGTGTTCGCGATTTACAATGAGGAGATGATGAAATATGGCTATAACACATAGAGGAATAACATACACAGCAAACGCAGGAACCGAAGCGATGGTTCTGGATTTACCCTTAATTGGTGGCGTGGACCAAGATGATACTGCTTGGCTAACCTCCTATCCGGGTGCTCTAACTTCCTTCGCGGCTCGTCAAACCGACGGAACGAATTCATTAGGACCACGATTGGTTCTTTTAACATGGACAGCAGCAACAGCAGGAGCAACATTAACTTTATCGGGTGGCGTAACCGCAATTCACGGCGCGTTCTCCGAGATTGGTAGTGCGGGTGATTCGGGTATCTCAAAATCGGGACTTGTATTAACTCACAATAGTAGTGCAACTGAAACCTTGACTATGTTGTTGATACTCGGTTAAGGTGGTTTTCTTGCCAACGGTAACATACAAAG